GAACCTGCCAGTTCCAGCGATCGGCCCACTTTGAGATGGAGGCGATGGAGTGGCCACCCATCTCTGCGACAGCTTCATAACTGCGCCCAGCGCCCAGGTTCAAATAAATCTGAAACGCTCGAAAATGGTGCTCTAGTTCGTGCTGGCCTGCCTCGCGGACCTTGTAGCCTCGCCTGAAGTCCCACACCTTGCCTGGCAACACCTCAGCTTTAGCTTCTTTCCACTCGGAAGACATCTCGTCAGCCTTGAATCGGTCTATTATACCGAGAGGTAGCTATCCCAAGGCTTTTGGTCCTTGCGATACTTTTCGATAAAGCCTAGCTGAGTGTTACATGAGGCACATAGCAGGCCCCGAACCCTTCCCGTGTCGTGACAATGGTCAACAGCAAGTTTTTTACCAGTAGTGCATGCGTTCTTGCAGATTGCACAGCTGCCGCCTTGATGTGCAAGCAGCTCCTCATACATCTCTGGGGTCAGGCCGTACTTAGCTAGCTCAAGCTTGCGGTTACTCTCGTACCTGTGCTGTCGCTGCTCCTGGTCCAGCGAGTGGTAGCGCCGATTGGAGGCTGCTTTCTGCTTCTCCTTGCTATCTTGGTTAATCCAGTACGCGATGGTGCTGGAGCCACGACCTAGGCGGCGAGAGATCTCTCGATTGCCCAGGCCTTGACGATGCAGGTCTACTGCTTGCTCTCTGGGGGTCAAAGTTTCCATTCCAGCTCAACAGCAGCCTCGTAGGTAGCCGGGAAGTGCTCTGCAAAGATTTGCTCGGCGGCCAGAGCGACCTTGCGATGCTCTTCCTGCGTCCCGTTTGCGCGGCGTAGAGCTATGTAATGCAACCAGCTCCTCGCGTTACCAGACATGTAGAGAGATGTCTCTGCAGCCTGCGGGAGAACGGCTCGAGCGCACTCCTTAGCAACCCCGTGGGCAAGCATTTCATGGTAGAGATTCTCTGCTTGTCGGAAGTGCTCGTCAAGCTTGGCGGTGAACCAGTCTTGAATCTGTGGATCCAGGTTGTCCTCACTCTTCTGGCGATTCTTCGGATGGGGAGCACGAAGCTGAGGCATGTGGATGTTCAGAGGGGCCTCTGCTTCTCCGGCATATCGACGGCTCAGCTGCTGGAAGCAGAACGAGCGATGACGCAAGATCTGCGTGGCGATGTCAAGAGTTGTGGTCACCTTTAAGGTCATGTGCGCGTGCTCCAGGATCGACCAGTGTGCGTGCTTGACGCAATACTTGATCAAGCCAGAGACGTTCGGGTTGTCTTGGTTTTTGGGGTTGCTCACCCTGGCGAAGTGCCCAATCAAGCGCTCTGCGTCTGGGGTGACGTACTCAAGGCTGACTACGGGTGTGGTAGCGGGAAAGATGATCGACATCAGAAAAGGTCCTCCTGTGGTTGGTCTTGGGAATAAGGGGTGTACCAGCTGGGATAGCTGAGCTTCCGAATCATAGGCGGGCGGTTGGGCCACTCACCAGTCGCGTTACATGTCTTAACAAGGCGCAGAGCGGCGACGCACTTGGCACGGCCCTCTGCCATCATCTCCTCGTCAACCTGGAACAGATCGACAGTGTAGGGAGCTTTGCGCTCGACGGCAGCGAACACGAAGTCAAAATCTTTACCGTAAACCACCTTGGCGGCTTCAGCATAGAAGGCGGCCTGGAAATCATAACCCAGTCCGATCACCTTCTTGGTGAACAGCTCTGGCTCAATGGTATCAGTCGTCTTGAGGTCCAGGACCAGGCCCCTCTCAACGTCCACACGGTCCAGGCGAGCCTTGCACTCAACCCCTTCCCATTCCCAATAGATTGAGACCTCGTTGTACTTGATGTAATCCTTCTGGGTGGGATCGAAGTAAGCCAGCTGCCCCAGGGCCTCGGTCATACCCTGCACGGAGCCCCAGGGGTCGTCCTTGCCGCCCTCTGCGAGCACCTTCTTACGGCCCATCTCAGCCTTCCAGGCCTTGCCTTCCTTGGTGGCTAGCGAAAGCCCGTCAGGCTTCTTGACGTACTGCTTCTCGAAAGCAGTGGCACCGTCTAGCACGCGGCAATGCAAAGCAGTCCCCATCTCCATGGCAGGAGTGGGGATGAGCTTAGTCTTCTTGGCGGCCTTGTAGTGCGCAGGGCTCTCCAGGATCTTCTTCAGGCTTGACTGATTCTCGCCAGGTTCTCGACGATAATCAAAGTCAGACTGGTTGTACGAAACTTCCGCCACGCAGACACAGCATCTCTATCCATTATACCGCTGCAGTCCAACGCGATAATCGTAGATATTATGTGCCCCAACAGGGCGATTGCTGTTAGAGCCGTTGAGACAGATCTCGGGGCAAGCGTGCTTCCAGCGACCTAGCGGGGCTGGCAACAATGGCACTATATCAATCCCGTTCCTGAAGCGCAGCATCCTGTTGGTGTACTGACTAGCCAGCCAGCAGGCATCCTTGTTGCCCCATCGGGGTGAGCCAAAGGTAACCAGGTCAATGCTGGCGCCAAAGCTTTCGCGCAAAACCGCCACGTTGGCCATTGCACCGCCCAGGGAGTGACCTGTAACCAGCCAGTGATCCTGTTCCCCATCGATCCTAGCCACTGCTGCTAGAACCTCCTCGTGGAGCCGCTGGTACTCATGGTAGAAGCCACGATGCACCAACGGGCGAGCGTTCGGTACGAATGGAAGCATTCGGCGGTACGGCTTGATGTAGCGAGGTTCGGCCAGCGTTAACCGCATGTTCCCTATCCAGTCCATCGCGTCATCAGTGCCACGGAAGCAGATGACATTAAAGTCCCGCCCTTGGTAGATGTTCGCAGCGGCATTGCCGTCTCTGATAGAAAAAGAGCGAGCCATGATCTCGCTCCCTGCGGAGAGAACTCCGTACTCAACGTAGCTATCGATACAGGCTTCGACAGCCAGCATTGAAAGTTGCCTGTTACCCAGCGTCATGAATAGTAATCCGCCAGAGAGAATCTGCTTTAGGTGCCTTCTCCCATGATACCGAGATCCTGGGGATGATGGTAACGCGGTCATCAGTCCAAAGCAGACCGTTGGCCGCGTCCATCAGAGCTCCAATAATGTTATCAGCGTCTGCGCGACCTTCCCCTTTTAGCACAAGCTCTAGATAGATTGGCCCTTCTAATGGCTCGCCGTCCCATTGTTCTTTGAGCTGGCGCTTCATCTCTTTTTGTTTTTCGCGGTATGCCTTGGGCATGAATACTCCACGGCTGGTGACTCTTGGGCGGGCCTTCGAGTACAAAGGCATTCGCACTTCTAGTCGTATAGCCTTCTTTTGCCCCTGAGTACCCTGCTGATCTGACATTGATTGACTCCGAAGTGGTCAGCAATAGCTTGCTGCGTGCGGTAGGATGCCATCTTGCGAATCTGGGCCACTTCATCAGAGCTCAGCTTCCCAGGCCCAGCTTTTTCACCTCTGGCCGTTCTGTCATCGCGGACGCTGTCCTCCATGTTCTGCTTGCGGGTGCCAGACGCTAGATGAGCTGGATTGCAGCACCGCCTGTTATGGCACAGGTGCCTAACGTCCAAGCCCTTCATGGGCAGTCCGTAGCTCAAGGTGTAGGCAACTCTGTGGGCATTGTGGCACTTGCCATCAATCCAGCAAACCCCATACCCAGGGCCTCCAATGGAACGCCCCCACTCCCAGCACATGTCGGCGGGAGCAGGGGTGACGTGGGTCCAGAAGTCTTGTAGCTTCACTAGAATGGCATAAAACCTCTAGTCATAGTCTACCAGGTCAGCTGGTTCATTGTGAACCTCAGTGATGTACCACCAGCATACCAGTCTTAGGTAGTGGAAGAAGATCGCGAGGCTGACCAGCAATGCAGCAACGAGAAAGACGGGATCAAGCATTGTTCTCTCCTAAGATCACAGAGCCGCCGCCCTTCTTAACCCCGATGATCAGTCCGCGTCGCTCAAAGATGCGAACGATGTCGTCATCACCAAGTTGACTCTCATCTTTGCCGCTGTCATCCCACTCTGCTTGGCCAGTGTAGTCCACATGCGCGGTCTCTTTTATTTGAGGATGCGGAGCATAGAGTGGCCCTTGGTAGTCACCCATGGGCTCAGGTGGGCTGATGGGGTGATGCTTGGCCTCATAGTAAGCCGCGAAATCAGTCGCGTCTTCGAGTCGCTCCCGTTCAGGGCTACCTAATGGAGCATCCAGGTAGCGGTCAATCTCTTGAAGGGCAAGCTCGTAATCGCCGACTGGTTCAGTTGGGCCAAGAGCAGGATCCCAGAGGTCAACGCTATCTGTAGCATCATAAGGCACATTGTTAACGAAATACTCGTAGACTTCATCGTAATTAGGGACATACTGTGATTCGGGGCGAGCGCCTTCGAGCACCTCAATCTCACGCTGCAGATACCAGACAGCTTTCTTGAGATCTTCGACGGCGTCCTGCTTGCGACCTGCGCGGCTGACGTACTTGAGCACGTTACCCATGCGGTAGTTGAGCTTCCAGTCCTCGATAACGTCGATAGGCTCGAACTGACGGCCCTCGGCGTAGTGGCTGGGGTTGTTGATCGGATCGTGTGTCATGGTGATTCAGGCGAGGATGATGTTTCGGGCGTCCCGACAGGTGGTGTTTCTACGACCTTGGGACAGGTAGACAGTGCAGAAGTCTCTAGTGGATGATACCACTTTACCTTTCTGCCAGCCAGCGCCGCAGAAGACTTTGACTTCTGTGCCTTTTCGTAATATAGGCAAGGGATGGGGTGGCTGTGAGAGGCGCTCGTACTCCTTGCTTGCTGATGGCTTGGGCTTCCAGGTGCCATCCTTTAGCGTGCGGCCCATCAGACTAGACCGATGCGACGCTTAGCAGGGGTGTCCTGCTTCTTGGCGGCAAACTCCTGCAGTACATGGCGAGGGAGCTGGCCGTCGACAGCAGTGGCCACGTTGATCAGTTTGGTCACGTTGTTGGCCGTTAAGACCCACATATCCTTTTCCTCGTTGTAGCGGCAAAGGCCTTCGATAATGAACTCGGCCATCACCTGTCCAACAAGGTACTCAACTCGTGTCAGGTCCTCGTCGCCGTCATCATAAAAGCCGACCTTGAGATCCTCTACGGAGCAAGTCTGAGCAATGGCTGCCTCCACCTCAGAGGGGCGGCAAGCGCCACGATGCATCAGCACAGCCCACACATAGGGCCGCACGATTGCGGTATTCAATGGCGGGGTCTCGTCCCAGAGAAGGCCTGTGGTTCCAGGAGCCATCTCGGCTTCGTCGTAGTTCATGGTGTTCCTCCGAACTGAATACAGTATGGCATTAAAAAGGGCCCCTTTCGGAGCCCCGTAACATTCCGTAATCAGAATGCTAGTTCTTC